GCTAAGTCACTATTGTAGATAGCAGGTGAATAATCAACCAAGGTTAAAAGAGCTGATAAGTTATTTGATGGCTCAATGCTTTGAACAATCAAATCAACTGAATCGCTACTTAATGCGCCAAACATAAATAGGTTATTTACAGCGCCTTGAGTTGATGTAATTGAGCTGGTTAATGTAATGGTATCGTAATAGCCATCTAAAGGCTTAGATGCCACCGTACGTGTGATGCTAGACCCATCTTCTAAACGAATACGAATGGTGTAAGTAACTCCAGCATCCATTGGCATGGTTTCATCAAGTCGAATGGATGTAGTTGAAATAAACTCTGCAATACGGCCAGTTCCTAAGCCCCACATAGGTACGTCATGGCTAACTTTAACCAAGTCACCACGAGTACAGATTAAGTTCTCAATATCCGCGTTAAGCGTATAAGTTTCTGGGCGAAGTTTAATCTGTGCAAAATGAAAACGAGCATGTTTATAAATTGCTGTGCGTGATGTTACGCCTGGAAACTCCATTTGCTCAAACAAGGTGGCATTGGTTGCATTGTATCCATCGTTATACACAATATACTCATCAGGCTGATAACCTTGCTCTGCATTTTTAAATGGTATTCTAAATGCGTGTGGTAACTTAGGTAATGCTTTAGTTGATTCAAAACCCCATGAGTTATGTGGCGTAAAATACTGAGCCGTGACTGTACGTGGTTTATCTGTAACAACAGTCCATTTGCCATCTATTAATGTTGGAGATGAGCGACCTGCTGCACAAATGTCACGCAATACATCTAACAGACTTTGCTGATCTGTAATAACTGAATCAAATATAAATGAATTAGCCTGACAATACTCATGCCAATCTTCAATAGAAGTTAAATCCAATTGAGAATCTGTTACAGCTTGTGCATTTGCAGGATGTTGCAAAACATATCTAAATAATGAAGCAGGATTACGAGTAGGTCTAAGAACCCATGTTGTAGTTGTAGGGTTCCAATCTAAACAAATAGATGTTACTGTCGCTGAAATACCTTCTAGCGTTTGATTAATTTGGTCAGTGGCTTTTATTTTTAACGCAGTCATCGCCATTGGTTTAGGAGGATTAACTGGCCTTGATGCACCATAAGCCGTTACTGAAGTTAAAATAGAAGAACTCATGCGCTGATACTTAATATTATTAGCAGTGTATTCTTCAGTAGTGGTTGTATTCCTGCGAATACGGACTTCATACTTACCTTCTGGAACTATAAATGACACATTGTAACTAAACGCATCTTTACGTTTAACAAATTCAGTGCCATTAACGCCAATTCGGATACTTGTTTCCCTGCCTGTTCTGCTTATAGATCCAGCACCAATAGTTGCTGTAGTTTGCTTAACCACTGGGTTTGCATAATAAGCCATACCAAAATTATTATTATCTGATGCTGTTTGAGTTGTTAAGTTTAATCCACTGTATGTAGCTGGCATTAAACTGCGTCTATCTACTGTACTAAATATTTTAGATCCATACATACAGATTTCATATAACAGTATTTCAGTAGAAGGAATAGTAGGATATATTTCATATACAGTATTTAAATTTCTTGTAGTTCTTTTTAATCTATCTAAAAAAGTACCGCTAGGATTGGCAGTTGATGTATTTGAATAACTACCATATCGAACAATTAACTTATTAAATTTATCAACAGTTATAAATGCCCATCTGTAGCATGGGTCTGGAGTTGTTTGAAATCCTACAGGTGTGCTGCCAAAAAATGCACCATCAAGAGTAACAGTAGCCTGTCTAAATATATTTTCAAGAGAACCAAAAGGTTCCAATGGGGCCAAAGTATCATTGTCCAATTGACGTACTTGCACATCAGCAGTAAACAATTCTTCCTTAATGTTACCTGCGCCATCGCCATCCATTTGTAATCTTCTCAATCCTCTTGGGAAATGCAGATTAACGCTTACAGAAGTGCATAGCTCATTGATTACTTTTTCATACCAAGGGGATACTATAGAGAACGCTGTTCCAGTCGATCCTGAAGCGTTTGCAGCAGTCTGAGCATAGGTAAAAGTAGTGGTAGTTGGGGTAGAGGCAATGGTAAATGTGCCATTAAAAGCTGTTATGCCTGATATAGTTACTTTGTTACCAGCAATAAATGTATGTGTAGCTGATGTAGTAACTGTCACTACATTTGTAGCTCGTACAATAGATGTGATTGTTCTTGTAGTTTCTGTCGCAGCAAGCTCAACATTAATAGGTAGCTGCTCAACATCATTTGGATAGATTGAATTAAAGTATGAGTAATTTTCACTTAAATCTTGAAAGCCACTAATAGTAGCTTGGTCTAATTCTTCAAGCGTATTAATGTCAGTTGACCCAATACGCATGTCAGATATTTGCAATGGGCCATAACCCCAAACCAATAACATTCTTAAGTAAGATGTATCTGTATTTGATTCAGCGTATATCTGTGCGCCTAGCAGTCCTGTAAAGCGCATTTGACCTAATACTACAGGGATGGCACCGTACTGTGATGCTTGGTTGCTACCGCCTTGTAATAAGTCCTGAGCAAGGGCTGTGCCAGGAGATTCTGGCTGAGTTGGCATCCTAACTGGGAATATGGCATTGACTAATAAGCTACCAACTACAGTTAAACCTGCTTGCACAGCAGTAGCTGCTACGCCAGCAGATACATAACCAGCAGTGACTAATCCAGCCGTAAGATAAGAAGCAGCCACCACAATGGCAATACTTAATATCAGTTTAAATACGTTACCTTCAGCAACTGCACGATATTGAATAACATCACCTGGCAATGGAACAATATGCCATTCTTCTTGCGGCACTAATTTACCATTAACAAATATAACTGGATTAAAGTTATATTCTTGAGCAACAGGGTATTGCGTTTTAACAAACTCAATAATTTCTGCAATAGATGAGTTTGCAGGAACTTGGCCATCGATGCGCTCAGTCTTTAACGGATGGGGTTTAATGGCAAGCGTTAAATCGCCTACGTTTACTTTTTCAACGTAACGATAGAATCCTTCAACACGATGCTTCCATATTCCAGTGTCAAAACGCTCAACGGTGGTATCTGTATGCTCGCTGACGTGAATAAATTGATTTGGTGATACTACGACCCCAACGTGCATAAATAAACCGTTTACACGTAGCAGGGCAACGTCACCAATGGTAGGGGTGTCAACTTTTTCCCAGCCTTCTTTCCCTAGGGCTATAAGTTGCTCTATTTTTGTCTGCTGTTCTGCCTCGTATTCCTCGGCAAACGATGGAAGATCAATATTGTATTGTTCTTTGTAAATTAGCTTAACTAAACCCCAGCAATCAATGCCGTCTTTGTCACGGCCTTTCTTTAGGTACTTAAGACTAATGTAATCATTCCACCATGTTTTCATTAATATAATCCTGGGAAATAAGACGGTGTAAAAGTATGGGCAGGGAACGGTTCAATTGCTAAAGATTCTACATTCAAATCTGCCACTATGCTATTAGCATTATACGTTATTCCGCTCATTAAAAACCCTGGGAATGAAATTTCTAATACATTCGGTGTTCTAGTTAATACCAATTCTATGTTTACATTCAATGCGGTAGTAGCCAGCCGTATTGTTGGCGTAAGGTATCTGGTTACATCGTTTAAAGTGATTTGGCATCGAGGCGCTGCGTCAGCTTCTTCTGAAGGCAATGTAATTTGAAACGGCAAGAATACATAATCATTGCCACGGCTTTTAATTCCATAAACAACATCATCGTCTGTAGAGCTAAGACGCTCTGTATAGTTATCAGCCAATCTAATTGGAGTAGTAATTCCTGCTCCAGTGATGGTTAATAATACCGCCAGGGTATCATCACCATCAGGGCTAAACATAGCCTTTAATGCAGCTGGTGAAAATGAACTTAATCTACTCATGGCATTTGCTCTATTGAAAATGAAATTCTATATAGATTAGGAGCAAAATAAGAAACACCAAAATACTTTCCGTCTGATGATGGAACAAATCTAGCTTCAATAGTTGTTTGAGTTCTAGGATGTGGAAAATCAAACCTAGCTGTACCTCTTAATGTAGTATTGATAAATGTTTCTAATGTGGCTATTTGAGAGTCATCCATTATCATATCAACGGTAAACTGACTAGGCTTCTGACCTCTATAACGCATCTTGGCTGGCCCAGCATCCATAGGGCTTGCCAATACAAGAACGCCTGATGATTCAGAATAGCCTTGAGAGTCAATGCCTGTTGGTAATGTTGGAGGCCAAGTGTATGTTGCCATAATTATCTTCCTACTAATGTTGGTTTTGCATTAAATGTATTGCGTATTGCAGAGTTAGCGCCAGAGCCGTTACGTCTAATCTCACCAGCAACCATGTCACCAATTGTAACCTCAATCTTACGGTTTCCACGGCTATCTATTGTTTCATTTGCAGAGGCTTGTGATGAGCTGTTGTTATTAATAACAACAGATACATTAGACCCCATTTTGCTTGGCGGAACAATAGTTCCTGTAGCTTGTGGAACAAACATTTCTGCACCACGCTCACCAACCAAATAACTTTGATTAGGATTAACAGGGCCACCAGCTGCTCTGCCGCCACCTGAACTCATATTATAATATGTATCAAACGGAACATCAGGGCCTACTCCGCCATTACCTCCAAGTATATTAGTGAAGAAATCAGCAATTCCGCCACCGCCACCTAACGCATTGCTTATTGAGTTAAACAATGGCTCAGTTATGCTTTTTTGAATACTCAAACGCAACAAGTCTGTCAGTATTGAGTTAATCATATCTGAGAAACTTGTTTTAGTATTAGTAAAGAAGTCAGTCATGGCTTGGGCTGAGTTTCTAGCAAATCCATCATAGATGCGCTCAAGCTCTTTAACCATTGACGCTTCTTCTTTTAAAGACTCTTTATTTTCTTTATCTGATTCTTTTTTAAGTCGATCTAGTTCTTCTTTTTTAGCAGTTAATTCAACCAAACGCATACGAGCAGCAATCTCAGCATTTAAGGCATCAACATTTTCACCTTTTGCTTCCATCAATATTTTACGCTCTGTTAGGCGTGACAAGTTGGTCGCTTCAATGGCGGCTTCTGTTTTACCGTAGGTATCAATCTCAATAATTAGTTTTGCTATTTTGTCATCAATAGTTTTTTGAGTTGCAATCTGAACCTTATTAACTTCATCCAGTCTTTCTTTTAGCAAATCATTAAGATTTGCAGAGCGTTCTATCAATAAATCTTCTTGCAAAGCGGCTTCTTGCGCTTCTTTTAATGTCTTGGCATAGTCTTTCTTTTCTTTAGCTAATGCTTTTACTGCGCCCCTAGCTTTGTCGTACTTTTCTTTTAATATATCTAATTTTGCAATTATCTCATCATCACCTATGCCAGCTTTTCTTCCTTCAAGCATAATAGTTTGCATATCTCGGCTATAGGCAATAGCCAACTCTTTTTGAGTAACAAGTTTTTCGCTTAACTTTGTGTATTCTTCAGAAACTTTATTTATCTTGTTTGCTTCTACATCAGAGGCTTGTGCAATAGCATTTGAGTAATCAAGAATGTTTTTACGACCTTGTTCTATTTGAGCATCAATCTCAGCTAACTTTTCTTTTGGATTTGTAAACATCATGTATGGGCCAGCGTTTTTGCCCATTCTAGCAACCCTATCACGTTGCTCTTGCAATGTTGCAATCAACTTAATAGTATCGTTTATTTTTGTTTTTTCATCAGCCATTGCATCATTAGCCATAATGCCTTGAGCTGTAAGTTTTTTACTGCGTTCTATTTGGTCGTTAATCTTTTTAAGCTCTGGTGTCATTCCACGAGCTTTATCAATCCATTGAAGGATACTATCGCCAAATAATATAATCCCTGATATAGCAATACCAACTGGGCCACCTAGTGCGCGAATCGCTACAGACAATCCAGTTACGGCTCTTGCAGCCAATGTAGAGCTTGCTGCAACGGCTGTATTTAAAGCAACAGCCTCACGCATTGCTACTGAGTTAGCAGCTGCCCAAGCTGTTGTTGCCCTGGCATTATTAGCCAATGCTGCTGTTGATGCTGTTTCAGCCAGTAGTTTTTTCTCAAGCAATAAATTTTCTTTTACAATTTCTACTTGGCGAATTTGGCTTGCTCGAATAGAAGCATTAATACCTATAACAAATTTACCTAATTGCGCTCCAACAGCAACTAAAGCAGCATTGGCAAGCAAGTTTAAATTATCTGCCAATAATATTATTGTTTGACTAATTTTTGTGGAAACGCCATCTGCTTTATCAGCTTCGCCAATAAACAATGTGAAGTTATTTTTAAGTACAGTTATAGCACTAGAGATGGTGCCAACTGATTTAACTTGCTCTTGCAATCCAGCAAGGTATTCAGGATCGGTCAATGCTTTTTTCAATACTTCGGCAGTCAACTCACCTTGGGTTGACATGTTTTTCAGTTCACCATAAGTCACACCTAATGACTTGGCCAACTGCCTCATTATCATTGGGGCGCCTTCAGATACGGCTAAGAACTCTTGGCCGTTTATCTTTCCAGAGCCAAATGATTGAGAAAGTTGCAACATGACAGAATTGGTTTCTTGAACCGTTGCATTTGAAACACGTAAGCTCAACGCAACTGATTCAGTAATCATCCCAATTTCTTTTTGAGATGTACCAAAGTCGCGCAAGTTGTTTGTTAGACGTGCGTATAGAACACCAATAGAACCAATGTCAGACTGAGATTCACGAGCAATCCTAGCCACATCACGGTATGCTATATTGTATTTTTCAAGGGATTTTGTTGCTAACTGAAGTTGAGAATCAAACTTCTTGTACTCATCGGCTGTTTTTAATATGGTAGCCACACCGAAAGCACCAGCAAGTCCGCTAAATGCGTTTTTAGCCATTGTAACGGACTTGTCGATGTTCCGCATTGCGGTATCAACACTTTTATTTGCCTTGTTCATGTCTGCTTGCAGACGCGCTATATCAGCAAATAATTTAATCTCAATTGAACCAGCAGAAAGAGCCATAATGAACCTCTAGCGTAAAATACCTTTAATATGTTGAGCCAACTTAGATTGGTCTTGCTCAACCACTTTGCCTGGGGGTGGGCAGTCTATCTTGCTAGATAAATGCACTTGTTCAACATATACCGCAGAGGCTTTCCTTATTATACTTAATTCCCAAGGCTTTAGGGTAAATCCATTTTGCTCTTGCCATGATGCTAACTCTTGCCAACTGAATGGTGCTTGCCCCATTCCTGTGTTCATGCAAGCACCAGCACTCATTAAGTAGTCAAATAAATATCTACAAGTTAAATCTGGCCACATTATTTCTGCACCAGATTCTTCGTATTGTTCTATTCGACTTACTTCTTGTTTATCAGGTATCGTGTATAACCATACATAATACCTGACAAATGTTATTACTTCGTTGGCAAGCTCGGCATAAAATTTTCAGTTTCATTCAGGAACTTTTCTACCTGCTCAGTAATGTAGTTAAGTTTTGGATTGCTATATAAAGCAAATGCACCGCCATCAATCGGGAAATTATCAATTGATGCTGTAACTGCTGCATAAAACTCAGCTTGCAACTGACGTGTTTCTTCTGCTGCATTTTTAGATGCTTTGCCGCGTAGCATAGCAATAGAACGTGTTTGAACTGCATTATCTAATTTGTATTTAGCATTAACAAATTCTTTAGAGCCTGGGCCATAAACATTAATTAATACTTTTTTACCATTAAACAACAAGTCCTCACCTTTTGGGTTGAGAACTGTTAAAGTTGCCGTATCTATTGTTTCAAACTGCGATAAATCAAAATCTTTAGACATAATACTCTCCGTGAAAAAAACTCCGTAAAAAGATGAGGCGCGTGACGGAGGAACACGGTTTGTCAGCTAATGCTCTAGCCTCAAAACTTATTAAACTGCCAATACTTCAACAATGCCAACACCTGCTGCGTTTGTAGTAATAGACAAACTTACAGATGCCATACGCATTGTATCAACACCGCCAGTTGCTTTTTTCAATGACAATGTTTTAGCTTGGAAGTAATCAGTATCACCATCTGGGTAAGCTACTTTAAAGCTAAAATTGCTGTCTGAAAGTAAAGCTGTTTTTAAAACAATCATACCAGCGTCATCAGAATTATAGCCAATTGATAAGGTTTTAGTACCCTCATTGAATGAGCCTTTATATTTGTCTGTGCCACGAGTGTTGATAGGATTGAACGTAACTTCTGCATATTCACGACCATGCTCACCACCATCATCAATATTACCAATTACTGTCCATGTTAAAGCAGCGTAACCAACTCCATCAAATGTTGCTGGGGCGGCTGCACTGATGCTAACTACGGTTCCTGCTACGGTTCCAAGTGCCATAATAATACTCCTTAAAAATTAAATTAATTGCTATGAACAATACGGAAATCAATGGTGGAGTAGAATATACCTACTTCATCATCTCTAAAATCCGCATTAACCACGTCTTTTATTACACTATCAGTTTTGACCCCATTAAACGTACCTTGCTTATGGTTACAAGCTGCTACTACTAATGCAGCGATTTCCTTAACTTGAGGATAAGTTTTCGCTGCAATAGTAACTTGAACTCTGCTTCTATATATTTCAGAAGTTAAACCGATAGCAGTTTGTTCTGTGCTAGATACTAACATATATGCTATAGCTGGCAAAGTTGTTCCTAGTGGTATTAAACTAGGAAAAATTCTTACTTTAGGTACTTGCACTAATAAAGCTGCATCTGTCGAAAGTAAATTATATATGACTTTTTCTGCTGACATCAATCACTTCCTTCAGGAGCTACAGTATTAATACCTTCTTGCGTCAATCTCTCACGAATCTTATTTGTTACTGCAATAACAGCATCATTACCTTTTGTATCTAAAGCAGGGCGCATATAAGGCTTTGCTATCGCGCCTGGGTGAGATACTTGTGGCGTTTGTATGGATTTACCATCTTTCGCCATAAAACGTAACATACCACCGTTTCTACCTTTAATAATATGGGCAGCAGTGCCAAACTCAACAAAGCGATAGTACCAAGCCTTTTTATCTCCAGCCTTGGCATATGCCTCAACTCTGCCTTTTTTCGCGTTACTGCCTGTTCTTATGCTTCGTTTTAAATCACCGTCTTGTACAGCAACATTTTTCTTTGCTTCATTAGCAATAACTCTTGCGCCAGACCTTAAGGCTGCTCGCATAATGTTTTTTTCAATCTTCAATGGTAATGATTGAAGAAATTGACCTAATTCCTTACCGCCACGAATGTTGATTGTATCATCCATTTTCAGAGTAATCCTCAGCAGTAAATTCCATTGCTTCTCTGCGACCAATTTCAGCAGGTTTAGTTACAATCTGCAAAATCCTGTCATCTCTATCAAGCATGACTATTCGCATCATTGCGGTAATGCCATCATCGTATCTAACCAATACTTTACATGGCCTTTTGAGCAAGCGTAGGTCACTATTAGTAGATTCTTGCATGCGAGATGTAACGTCTAATACTTGCGCCCAACATTCTTTATATGTTGTCCAAGTTATTATCTCTGAACCGTAATTGGCATCTTGCGTTACCGATTTCTGTTCAATTCGTATGCGTCTATCTAGTTTACCAATTTGCATTATACGCCCAATGCTAATCTATATGGTTGCAATAAATTATACACGCCTAATGGCAATGAATTAAATGTAGCTCTTGAGCTGCTTTGTAAATCCTCTTGGCGGTTTTCATACAAGCTACCAATCAATAACAGCATTGCTGCTTTTATAGGATAAGGTAAAGTTGTTGGTGAGTTTCCAACAGCCATTCTTATCTTAATATTATTTGTTACTTCTGAAGTTGATGGCCATTTTGAATTTAAAGTCAACGCCAATTTGTTTGGTTTAGAATAGTCATCTAGTAAATACACTGTATTGCTTAATGTTTGAGTAGCATTAGCAGTATCGCTGTAAGTAACAGAAGTAATGCTATTTGTAGGCACTAATGGCAATTCTATTTCATCGGGAAAGCTATCCATAGCCATTTCAATTGTTTGAGCAGCTAAAGCGCGACTTGTGTATTGTTCGCACCACTCTCTAGCAGCCGTTATCATCATAGTTATTTGAGCATCGTCTGGGTGGGCCAATGGACTACCAAATGCTTCAATACGCAAATGACTTCTAGCCTCAGCTAAAGTAATAGGCTCTGTAGTTGCTGCTGTAATAATCTTGTAGGCCATGTTAATCTCGTTTACTAATTGTTATCCAACATTATATACAATTAAGGTCTTTCTTCCCATCTTGCTCTAAATATCCCAGTTGCCGTTGCGCCATCAATATTAATTAAATGAATATAATATGTTCCAGCAGGAAAACCTTGTGGCTGTTCTTCTGATGCAGAGCTATCAACTGCTTTATTAACATTGTTTCCACTAAATAAATGTAACAAATCAACAGTAGTTCCACCAGTATGTGTTCCGCCAGTGGTCATTGTAACCTGTGGTGTATAAGCAGATGCAGAACTCATTGTATTTGTTTTAAATATAGGAAGTGACGTTGCAAATGTTCCACCTTCAGTTCCACCGTATCGAAGTTCAATTCTCATCTCAGCTAAATGCAACTCACCGCCAAAATTCTGAATAATTGTATTAATTGGCGTTACTACTTTAATAATTCGTGATTGACCTGTTGGAACTGAGAACTCATAGAATGTTCTACCTTCACGGCCAGCAAAAAACCCTGTTTGCCCAACATCAACACGCATACGAGCGTATGTACCATTCCCATCCGTCATAAGAACTTTAGGAGGATAAGCCTCTACTCTTTCAGCATGGGTACCATCTCCCATGTCTGTGAGTAATTTTAAAAGTCCTTGCCAAAATGGGAATTTTACATTCATAATTATTTAGCTTTTGCTTTTACTTCTTTAACTTCTTCAACTTTAGGTTCAGCTACTTTAGTAGCATAAACTTCTACAGCTTTCTTTTCCAAGTACATATCAACTTGGTCTTTTGGCAAATCAATTTGCTGACCAATTCCTACTTTACCCAAACGGTCATGGTAAATTACTTTAAGTGTCTTAACTAACATAATATCCCCTAAAAGATAAAAGGGGAGGCGGATTTCTCCAGCTCCCCTTAATTTAACTACTAAGCAGCAGTGAAGTTACCGTACAAGATACCAGCAGGTGCATCTACACCAAGACCTAAGCGTTCTTCAGCGCGGATTGTCACTAAGTTTTTAGTGAAATCATCGTTGATGTAGCCCATTTCAACAGTAGAACCTTGGCGGTCGTAAGCAATAGCAGAGCCATTCAATTGACCAATCAAGAATTTACCTACAGCCATGTTGTTTGACATTACAACTTGAACGCCAAATGGATTAACACTAGCAGAGATACCAGGCATACCGTATAGGTATTCACCTTTACCGCCTGTGTATGTTTCACGAGTACGCTCCATTGCGCCCCAATCAGCAGGGTTCACAATAACTGTGTCTGGTGCGCGACCGATAGCCCACAATTGATATTTAGCGCGATTGATAGCATCAGTTAGCAAATCACCAGAAACAGCAGTGTAAGCAGTGAAGTTACCTGTATCTGTTAAACCTGATAGGTTAGGAGATGTACCGTCACCGTTTAATAGTTGGCTGTCCACTTTTTGAGCTAAACCATCGCGTAAACGTGTGTTGATGTAAGCAGCAACAGCAGGAGCATCAGCCAATAATTGATTAGATACTTTAATCCAGTGAGCTACAGTTTCAATTGCTACATTGTATTGTTCAAATGTTGCATCTGATTCAGCTTTAGCACCGCCTTGAGCTACAGGAGCAGCATCGTTAGTCCATGATGCTTCACGTAGGCTGTTTACCATGTTGCTAGTAACACCGATTGAAGGCAATACTTGGCGAATAGTTACAGGAGCAAAGTTACCAGCGATAATGCCTGGGCGATTTGTTGGGAAAGAAGTTGTAGAACCAGAAGTTACAGTGTTTTTCACTTCCATGCGGATGATAGCATTGCGGCTATTGGCGCTTAGGAATGATTTGAATTGTTCTGATTTAACGAATTCTTCACCAGCAGTAACGATAACTGATTCTTCTTTGGCTTTTACGCCTTCAGCTAATTTTTGGCCTAAAGATGTGATTTCTGCATTGATTTTAGAGTAATCTTCAGCAAGTTGTTTAACTTCTGATTTAACTTCTGTATCAACTTTAGATTTTTCATCTAATTGACCGTGGTATTGAGCCATTGATTTCTCAAGAGCAACTTGTTTTTCAGAAAGGGCTTTTAAACCGCTTTCCAACATTGTTTTGATTTCTTCAGACATAATAGTATCCTTTATTTATTAGGCGAGATGCCAAATTTAAGTAATAAACTTGCAATATCTTGTTTTTGTTTTTCCGCCTCAGCTTCACGCTGATTTAGAGAGTTGATTTTACTAACAAGATGCTTCGCATCAACCCTTGAGAAGCCGCCAACATCGCGCAGTAAGCTCTCGATTTCTTTTAATGAATTAGCTGATTCTAATGCTGATTTAACTTCTGAAATACGAGCAGCTAAGTCAGCAGGTTCTTCAACAACACTAATTTCAACTAAATCAATCTCTTTAAGTAAGCGTCTATCGTTATCAAGCTGATTAAATGCTTTTACACGGTAGCCAATAGACAAACCATCAATCGCACCGTGTTTTAATGAGGCAAATACGTCTGCCGCCTTAGTATGCCCAGGCGTTAATTCGCCTTCTACATACAAACCTTTTTCATCTTCGCGTATGCTTGTCCACTTGCCGATAATATCGCCATAATGGTTCCAGCGCATGCGAACAGGTCGGTCACGGCCTTCTAAAGTATTTTTATAAGCACCTGGCTCAATAGTATCGCCATAAGAATCGACACCGTTAAACATAGAAGCATATCCGCTAAAGGCAAAAGCATTGCCTACGAATTTTAGCTCTGTACTAGCTAGTGATATTTGTTTGGTTTCCATTTGTAGCCCCCAATGGGTTAGTTTCAATGTCCGTTAGTTTCATGTTTGCACCTTGCATGTAAAGTGAATCACCGCCATCTTCATCTGGCATACCTTCCATTCTTCTTGCCTCATTAGGTGTCATAAAGCCACCATAGATGCCAACACGGTATGAATCAAACCTTGTTTTCAAGTCAGAGCGAGTAAGTGCATTAAAATCAAATTCTACTTCATGGCGCTGTGCGTCATTCGGATTCATTAAGTTGATTAAAATAGATGCCTCAATTTTCTCCATTAATGGGCGCAATGTCAACTTGTAGAATCCAGACACAATCTGCTCAATACCTGAACCCCACACGGTAGAGCTTGATGTGTCGTTAATCATTACTGAAGGCACACCGTACCAACGGCATACCTCACTTATTTGGAATTGGCGAGAAGCCAACAACTCAATGTCTTGTGGTGAAAGGCTGATTGCGTCAAACTTCATGCCGCCTTCAAGCACCATCAAGCGTTCTTCTGAACCTGCTGACAAGTTGTAGAACTTGCTACGCACTAAATCACGTTGCTCTTGCGTCAAAAACTTGTCCATAGATAAGACACCAGATGGCTTGGCACCATTTTTATAAATGTTTGTAACGGCAGATTCAGCCGCTTGAGCAATTCCTAGTGTATTTCGTTGGTATGCTAGTGGGCTTAAGCCAATAACACCGTTACCCATCAATTTTAGGTGCCAAATGTTGCTTTCAGAATAAACATTCATGCCAGAACTGGTTTCATACTCATAAACAAGTGAACCATTATCTAAAAGAGTGGTTGTCATGTCAGTTGACATCAATGGCATTAAACCTACTATCCTACCTCCATCAATTCGTTGAATATAACAGTAAGAATTGCCAGAAGTTAGCAAATTAAGCAAAACTGTTTCAAAAAACTCTACTTTTGTCTGATAACGGTTTACTTTACCGTTAAAAAGCAATGTTAATGGGTGATTTGTGTCAACTTTACGGCCATTTGGAGTGATTTTGTAGATGGTTAGAGGTAAGCTAGATACTGTTTCTGAGATTAATTTAACGCAAGCCCATACGGAACTAAGTTGCATTGCGCTGTCAAACGTAACTGGCGATGCTGATTGTTCAGCATAAGAGGTAGGGATGCCATACTGAACGCCCACAATGCGCCTAAGACCATCTTGCATCCAGCTACCAATTCTAGTAAAAAAGTTCATAGTGAAATGGCGTTCCTTAAATAATCATCAAAATCATCTTCCGCTTCTTGTGGCATCACACCAACCGCTTGAGCTAATGCTTGCATCCCATCAATTCTTCCGTTAGACTTCTGTTTGGTAAATTTACGATTACCAGCAGGGTCATTGACAGTAATGGCATTTGCTGCACACATTGTAAGCACAGGATGATTTCCATGCTTTAACTGTTTCTGTAATAATTTAGATTCTAACTCACGAATCGCTGGTGACATAGAAATAAATCCCTGTCCAAACTCAACAAATCGTTCAAGCTCATCTTCACTAAAGCCAGCCTTCTCAAGCCAAGGCCGTAAGAACTTCATGTTATATCGGTCAAATGCTAATTGTTTAATATTACATGTATTAAATATATCACGCAATTCATAAGCAATAAATTCATATTCTATAGAACGGCCTGGAGTGGTTAATAAATAACCCTCTTTTGCCCATATATCGTATGGAACCCTGTCAGACCTTGATTTTTCAGCTAATCCTTCCTCTGGCAACCAAAACCTACAATGAACATCTCCATTATCGCTTACAAGTACGAGCGCAGTCAAATCATTTACAGAAGAAAGGTCTAAACCTGCATAAAATGACAATCCTTCCATTTCTGCTGGTAATGCACCGTTTTCCTGCCAAACTGTCCTAGTTACGAACGGATTTGACGATTCTACGCGCTGATTCAGTATTAAGTTACGGAAAGAAGCCTCTGAACTCGGCATCCGCTTGGCATCAGACGCTTGTTTCATTACTTCTGTCTTATTCATCAGCTTGTAATGTGGGTTTGCCTTCTTAATTGTTTCTTCGTCAAATGGGTCATCCTCAAGCGGAGCCGTGTAAAGAATAACTTTAATAGTAGGGTCTGCGCCAGTAAGAGCATCGTCAATAAGAATTGAAAGTAAGTCACCGTCTGTCCTCGCTTGTGTACTAATTACAATGCTCAGTGGTTTGGCCTGAGCGCCAGCAGCCGTTTCCAAAGCCTCAAATAATTCTGACTTCGGCCCTTTAACCTGACCCAACTCATCGTGAATGATAAGTGACGGACTTAAACCGTAGGCTGTAGAGGCATCCGCAGACAGCGCTCTATACAATGTACCAAGTTCGGTGCAATAAAGCTGTTTAGCCGTATCGCGTATGCCAACAAACTGCGACAGCGTTGGTGACAGTCTGACCATCTTAGCGCACAAGCTGAAAAGAATGGCGGCTTGGTCACGAGATTGCGCGGCTGAGAATATCTGACCATTGTGGACATACTCAGGCCCAACCAGGTGAAGCAGTGTAATGGCAGCCGAGAAAGTAGTCTTGCCATTCTTACGGCCCATACTGTCAATAAACATTCGAGTTGGAGAGCCATAAATCAGTTCCATCCAACCTTGCTGCTCACTTGTCAGCTTAAAAGGCTGACCAACCATCTTGCCATCAGGAATATAAAGATTTGCTTCAATCCACTTTATATTTCTAAGCGTTCGTGCTGAAAATTTAGCCATTGTTATTCGTCATCTACCATCTCAGCCATTTCCCACGGCTTTTTAGATTTTACATGTTTACTGACAGCGTTGCTTGCCGTTTCAGGATGAAGCGCCTGTCTGGTAATCCTCATCCGAGTAGCCAATGAAGAAGCGGCTCGTGTTTCGCGCTCCGCCATGCCAAGCAATCTGTCATATCGCTTAAGGCCATCGTCATCGGCAAGCCAGCTTCGGTCAAAGTTGAGAATTTCATCGGCCAAGATACGGCCCTGTACTATGTGCCGACAGTACATCTCAAGCAGTGGCGAGTGCGTAGCCGTGAACGAAGTGGCAGGTTGGTCGTTCACCACCTCATGCCAAATCGACATTTCAGCATCGGTAAGGTGAGATGGGGGCGCCAACCTAGTGTTAGTGGTCAAAATCCGCGCTTGAGGCGTGGTTATTGAGGCTTGTGATTTTCTTCCGCGTTTTATCATTTTTTAATGATACCTCATTTTTACAAAAAAACTACGATTTTATGAAAAGAGAGGGTCGGAGGCGCTCTTCTC